AACCACTAAATCCTGGGGCTCCAGCTCCAGCAGCTCCTGCGCCACCTCCACCTCCCCCACCAGTTGCTCCACCACAATTTGATCCACCGCCTCCATTATTGCCTTGACCTGTTGTACCTGTTCCTCCACCTTGTCCACTAGAACCACCACCACCACCTGACCCTCCAGCTCCATTATTATATCCACCACCAATAGCATCTGATATACCAGAAACTCCAATACTACTATTAAAACCAGCTGTTGTCTGTGAACCCCCAGCACCAACAACCATATCATATTCACCGGGTGTAATAATCCAAGTAGGTGTTACAACCATACCTCCAGCTCCACCTCCACCTTGACCACCAGATCCGCCACCTCCACCTGCAATTTGAAGTAGTGCACCATTTAACGTATTAGAACCACTATCATTATAAATAAATTTTGCACTTTCAGAAAATGTATGAATTTTCCAGGTAGTAGATCCAGTAGTGTAATAAGATATAATACCACCAAAAGTTCCTTTTATTCCTCCACGCCTACCTATAAATTGTGGTGCTAAAATATGAGCCATCTATGAAGGACCTTTTCCATTTAATGTAAATCGAAGACCACGACCTGCTGTTCCACTACCTATTTGTATTACTCTAAATGTTATTGTATCACCAGACGCAAAAGTTAGAGAATTTGGTGATATTGTACCAGAAGTCATAGTTGCTGTACTAACAGCAAATTGTGGTTTAGTAGAATAAATTGATACTCCGTTTTTTTCTACATCACAAATAAGCGGACTACCGGTAGGTTGTACATCAATATAACCTACTTCACCAACAAATGTTCCATTCCTAGACATAACCATTTCAGCATAAATACCATTGTTAACTAAATCTTCTGGTAACATATCTGTATCATACCCAGCAGCAAAAGACGTATCATAAGGAAGATTAGTTAAATTACTTGCATCCAATGTTCCCAAATTACCTGTTAACTTACTGGCATCAACACTAGCAATTTTAGCATTTGTTACAGCACCATCAAGAATCTTTATAGTAGTAACAGAATCTGCTGCTAACTTGTCATCTGTAACATTCAAATCTATAATTTTTAATGTACTAATAGAGTTAACAGCTATTTTTGAATTAGTAACAGCATTATCTATAATTTCATTTGTTCTAACAGCATTAGTACCTATTTGAATATTAGAAATTGTACCAGTAACATCTCCTCCAACTGGAGCATCACTAACATTTGATTTAGCCGTAAATGTTAATCCACCAGCACCATCAGTAGTCAAAACAGTTCCAGCAGTCCCTTCCAGTACATCAAGTTCATTAATACCTACAACATTACTTCTTATTTGAATATTACTTACAACACCATTAACATCTCCTCCAACACCTTGATTAGAGACATTAAGATCAACTGAAGCAAAGGAAAGATTACCAAAACCATCTGTAGACAATAATTGACCTGAACTACCATCATTAACATTTAATTGTGATATACCAACACCACCACCAACTGGTGTTCCAACAACATTAGACATATCTTCTAATGCAAGAGGGTGACCTTTTACTGTCGATCCATCATGTACTATAGCAGTATTCTTTGTAGTATCAACTGTTATTTCACCAACAGCACCAATAAAATTATTATGATCTGTAGTTGAACCTCTTCTTCTTTGAACTAGTTTTGCCATGTTCTCTTCCGCCTATAATTTGTTTACTCTTTTGTATTATTTATAACAGTTATTAAACATGCACTACTTCTTTTTCAAACCCAAATATATCATGCCGTTCTATAGGATGATCTCCTTCAATCTTATATAAAACATGACCAGTAATTTCAAATAAAGAAGCTGCTAACCAAACAACATTATCACTATATGCATTATTACATGAAGCCTTCCATTCGTCTGAACCAGGACTTAAAAATAAACAACTACCCTGACATAAATGCAATACTGGACATTTTGGACATTCTTCCCTTTCTGACCAATGAGTTCCTGTTTTTATACTAACATTCTCTAAATCATCCATATTTCCAATATGATGAGAAATACCAGCAGGATTAACGGATGTCACCGTTACATTTTGACAAGTAGTAACATTACCATTAAGATCAACTGCCATCGTAGAGGGTTGTTCCATTCCACATTTTTGTACTAAAGAAGCAGATGGTCTTTGTTCTTTTAATGATTCTATAAAACCAGTAATTTTTTTTTGTAATATACTAAACTGTTCTATTTTTTTACTCATTATTTCACGAAATGATTTACGTCTATATTGAATATGTTCCTCATTATCTTTCCATGACATACTAAGACCACCTTCATCATAAGCATCAACTGGTCCACCTTCACCTATTGGAACCATGCCGAAATTATTCCTTATCCATTTTTGAACTTCTGATCTACTATCATTATCTTTATGAATCATGGCATTAACAGAAAACTTATTTTCAGGCATTAAAAGATTCCGTAATTTAAACAGCCATTTCTTTTTTTCCGTATCTTCTAAAGGATCTGGTCCTCTTGTCTTTTGTCCAACTCCATCATGTGAAATAGCAACATCAAAATTATATTGTTGAATAAAATTTATTATTTCCTCATTCAATAAAGAACCATTTGTAATAACACTAAATGTTGCTTCTGGATATTTTTCATGTAATTGTTCTGTTATTAATTTCATTTTTGGAAAATACAAAAAAGGCTCACCACCCCACATTTCAAATTGTAATGTTTCTCCAATCGTTACCTTATCAAATTTTCTAATAAAGTTAGAAATTTCCTCTATTGTATTTTCTTCTTCTTCATGCTGATAAGTGTCATCTGGATTTCGTGGAATAAATCTTTGTGAACAATACTCGCATGAATAATTACATTTAAGTCCTAATTGTATTTTTATTTTTGTTAAATTTCTTTTACCTTCATCCATCTTCCAAAATGGTTTAAAATTTTTAAACTCATCCTGTGGTACTACAACATCACCATTCTCATAACGCAATTCTGATGTTTCATTATCGTAATCTAAAATTAGTTCACTATTATCTTTTTGCTTTTCCAAATAAAATTTAAATTTTGCCATAATCTACTATCCTCTAAAAGGTTTACTCAATTCATTATATCCGTGTGACATAATTCTAAAATTAACAACAATACAAATTCTTGTACCTTTTCCTAACCATTGATTCGTTTCATGCCATACATAGTTAGGATGTACTAATGTCAATCCAACCCGCGGAGTTACTGCATGAACTTTTTCCCAATATGGATAATTAACAGATGGTCTGGGATCTTGAAATAGTGCTTGATGCATCCCATGTCGAGGAGATTTTTCATTACCATGTTGTACTTGTTCTGCAAGATCAATTTCTGCATCACCTATTTGTAAATAATGTATTAAGACACCATCTGTATCTTGATGGTAATGTGGATAAGTTCTTGCTCCAGATTCTTGCACATTACCGAAACATCTTCCCTCAATAACCATATCATCGGCTTGTTGTACTCCCCAACCCTTACGAATATAATAACGAATTTGTTGACATGCTATTTGTTCAAAATCTAAAATAGATTGTTTTTCATTTGGAAATTCCTCTAAATCTTTATCACTAAAAAGATTATAATGAGTAGTAGCATAAAATCCTTTTGATTCTGCCATTGAATAAAACTGTGGTTCTGTTTTCTTCAACTCAGACATTTCTACTTCTTTTTGTATGAGAACATTACAAAGATCAGTACGCATTTCCGGTGGCAATTGTGTATCTGATTCAAGAAAAGGAGTTGACCATAATTGCTCTATTCTTGCAAAATTATCTAAAGGAGATGTTTTAATATCTTCTCCATCCGGCTTTCTATTAGCATAAAATGCTATATGATCTGGCTGTTCTTTTTCTATTGATTCCATTTCATTTACCTTTCATATATCTATTAATAATATATCTATTTGATCCCCCCGACCACCACATAGAAATTATAACAAAGCCAAACCCATGATACAAGGAAGAAGTTTACTTAATTTACAGTATAATTAATATCAGTAATACCAGTCAATGTTTTAAAGCCTATTTTTACTTTAAATGTATCTGACGATTCTAAACCTAAAGCTTTAACTTTAAACGATCCCGTTCCGTTTGTGAGTGTAACTCGTTTCTTCGGTAGATATCCACCAGTATGTTCAAGATGTACAGTAGTATTTTTCTCAATAGTATTATCATCACTATCAATCATTTTAAATTCAACCGTATCAGTTCCATCAGCATCAATAGTTCCACCACCACTTGTAACTTCAAACTTTGGAAATGCAGTCATCATTTGATCTAAATAATTATACCCACTACCTTTAGACCATCCAGTAAGAATATTCGTACTAAATCCAAATCCTCTATTATATTTTAAAGTCATTGAACAATCAGTAAATTTATCATCTTTAAATTGTTGATATAACATCAACGCAACAGGTGTTTGTTGTCGCCTAGATTCTCTTAAAGGATGTGCTTTTGTATCAAATGTATATGGAATTGTATTACAGGAGGGTGATAAAAATCCATTATAGTGAACACCAATGGACCAGCATGCTACATCACTAAGTTCACCACTCATAACTGATGGATCTGAAGGATCAATCCAACTATAACAAATAAGTTGAAAATATTTCCCAGCTAATTTACTTGTATATGTATCACGAATTTCAGCAGGCATATTAGGAAGAAAATCTTCTCCCTTTTTCTTTTCTCCTGATAATCGGCATGTCGGTAATCTTGTATGATAAATACCTTCGACATCACCAGGAAATTCCATATACTTAATATCTGGTACCTTTAAACTTCTCTCAACACCATCTTTATTTGGAAAGACTCCAGGATTGTGATTTCTCCAACCAGCCCAAGAATCATCATTTCTATCACCATATTTATGTTCCTGGTTATATTGATCTTCGTTTATTTCTGACCAAGTTTTTATACAAACTAAATCATCACTTAATAAAAGTTCTAAATGAACTTCGACTGATAAACTATCATATATATTTTTAAACATTTAGTATATCTCCTTTAACAATTACAAGCACAAGCACAAGCACAAGCTCCTGCTGTGAGGGTTATGCTAGTACCATCGGCGGATATACCCAGAGATCCAGCATAAGTAGCACTACAACCACCACCCGCAGTTGTTACTTTACCATCACAATCAGCACAGTTAGTAGGAATTGTTTGACTACAATTATAATGATTAGTACAATTAGAAACCCATTGTCCGTCACCTCTTAGGTATGTTCCACTAGATCCAGAATTACTACCTAATCGCCCCACTGCTAATGTACCGCTATTAATATTAGTAGCATTTGTTGTATCTGTTGTTGCAGATGTTGCTAAGGCAGGTTTATTTAATAATGTATTCCAATCAGGTTGTGAACTAGAAGGGATATTATCTAACGCTGAGGCTACAACATCTCCAGTGTCATCCAATAAAGCTGCAATTTGTCTCGCTTTTGACATTTATATTTTCTCCTTAAGCAAATATTTGAAGTTCAATTTTATCGGTAGCTGATGCCCCTGCTGTTAGAGTCATGGTAGTTCCATCGTTAGCAGTAAAATCTGTTCCATTAAGTAACTTAACACCATTTAAATATACTGCCATTCTTCCTATCACATAATCTAATCCAGAAAACTGCGTTTGGCCGACAGTAGGTGTAATAATTATTTCATTTATAGAATCAGCAAACACTAAAGTACCAGCACCAGTTGTTGTTAAAACTTGGCCTGCTGTTCCATCTGTAACATTAATTTTTCCTACACCAACAGAATTATCAGCTATTTTTGGTGCAGTAATAGCATCATCTAATACTTTAGATTCTGAAACTGCTGCATCAGCTAATTCCGTTGTACCTACTACACTCGGTCCGAGTTGAATATTACTTACAGTACCAGTAACATCTCCTCCAACTGCACTAGTACTGACATCTATTGTTGCAAATGAAAGATTACCAGGTGCACCATCTGTTTGTAAAAACTGTCCTGCAGTTCCAGCAGGTAAATTTAATTCTTGAACACCTATCTTATTTTCTAAATTGACATTACTCAGGTCTTCCCTAGCTAAAGCAAATCCGCCTGCAGTAAGATTGTCATGGACAACTACTGTATCTTTTTCCAAATCAATAGTGAGCTCGCCTTCAGCACCAGTAAAGACTGAATGTTCTGCTGTTGTTCCTCTTCGTCTTTTTACAATTTTAGCCATTTAATTGTCCTATAATTTTTTTTACAGTTGCTTTAAGTTCAATAATGTCTGCTTTCATATTATTTATATCAGTCTGTTCTTCAATTTTTTGCTGTCTTAACATTTTATATCTATCTAATCCAGATAAGTCTGTTTGTAAAACTGCTTTTGATTTTGTATCTCTAATATATTTATCCATAATAATTTATGCTAATGCAATAGCCCTTAAATTTTTAACTAATGGAACTCTAGTAGTAGTACTAGACAACATTACAATTTTAATAGCAAAAGTTTTAAAACTATCATAAGTAACATTATTTAAAGTATAGTCTGTACTGTTACCAGTAGGTTCGTATTCAATTTCAAAATATTCCTCAATCGAATCATCAGCAGAAATGTTATTCTTATTTGTTTTTTCTTCCATTTCAACCCAAAGTTTATCATCAAAAACTTCTGGATCAAATTGAGATAAAATTTTATAATAAACTTTAAGACTTGTTCCTTCTTGTCTATTAGCTGTTAAATATACTTTCAATGAAGTAGCATCGAAACCTTCTTTAAGATTTACTCGTCTAGTAAAATATCTAGCGAATGCATCTCCTCCTTCTATATTTGTTTCATTTGTTGCAACATTATTAATAATATTTTCAACAGTAACTACACTATTTCTTGCAAGATCAATAATAGGTGAAATGTGTTCTGATCCAGACGCAAATTGAGCGGCCGAAACATAACTACCTTCCAGAGTTGTAATTTTCTTTTGTCGTTCTAATAAAAGATTACTAGATGGTGCTATTGGAAAGAAGGTATTGTCAAGTACATTATTTACAACATCTGTCATTTTAACACCCCAATTAATAACAGTACCAGCTGTAATAAGTTCTCTTGGGACAATTTGTAGAATATTAGATTTATATTCCGTAGGAACTATCCTATTTTTAAATACCGCTTCAGAAAAATTTGCTACATCGAATTTACATTTATTAATTCTAAAAGCTAAATCTTGATTTTGTTCTGCTGTCCATGTTGATGCATTTTGTGATTTAAAAAATGATCCAACATATGGCTGTTCAGAAACTTTTCTTGTCGTTCCAATAATGTTGTCACCTAACTCTGCAAGAAATACCTCATACTCCAAACTATTTGAAAGTATAACAATAGAAAATTCACCAGGTTGTAAATATACCAATCCTTTATCAAACGCAAAATTAGTTGCAACAGATGCATCTTCACTAGTAGTTATATCACCTGGTAATTTTGATATATCACTAAAAGGAACTACTACAGTAGATGGATAACCATT